GTGCATGCGCCTTCTATGTCAGTGAGGTGGGTAAGGGTGATGCTGTCAGACGATTGCTGCATCAACGTCATAAAGCTGATCCGACGAACTTGGTTTTTGTCGATGTCATCGCTCAAATTGGTGTAGATGATTTCGGTATCCCCGCTGTCCTCGCTATCCGCGACCATCGCATAGAAGACCGATCCATCCCATAGCTCGATGCGCAACGCATCCCGGCCTTCGGCTTGGTTGACGTAAACGTGGTAGCGGCAGTTCTCCACCGAAAAAGTCCCACCGGACACATCAGAGACGATCTGAAGATCGTTCGTGTAGGTCGGCACCCACACCGATTGATACCGACCGGCAAGAGCGTACAAGACTTGACGAGTTTGATCGTGGTCTTTCCCGCCTTTGTCAGTACGGAAAATGTCGAGCCCGATAAACGGCTTGTCGGGGAAATCGAAATACGCAGGCAAAGACGTATCGTTGTCGACGTCGGTAATGATCCGGTCGAAAGCGTGGTTTCGCTGATCGGCCCAATTCGTACCGATGTCGAGAATCGGATAGTCCTCGTGCCTGTTGAAAAGATAATCCTGAAATTGGTAAGGAACCCAATCGCAAGGCTCCGACACTTCCATCTTGACCGATAGCGTCGAGACCTCTCCGTTGTAGAGAGATGCGGTGTTGCTGTCGTTCGCAAGTCGAGCCAAACGAAGGGGGTAAACACGAGTGCCGGCCGGCCAGTCGTTCTCCAACTCGCCAACGATGGTGAAATGATCGAGGTCGAGCACATCGATCTGCACGATCTCGAACTCGGTCGTGTAGACCTGGTTACTACGGAGAACCGCATACCCGCCCTCACGGAACTCCCTGGTCTGTACTACGCAAGGAACCGAGTCATCGCCGGCCAGTACGCCTTCGCCCAAGACCTGACCATCGTGCCAGATGGGTAGCCACCATTCTCGCTTGCCGACCGCGAATCGGATGTTGTCGAGAAGACGGCGACTTTGGTGATGCGGATGCACCTCGAACTGGAACGACCGCCTGGGCGCAATTCGCATGCGCCGTTTCTGGCGCATCCCGGTCATGGTCGGGCCGATGATTCGCGTGCGGAATTCCAGCGTCTCCTGCACGCCAGCTTTCCAGTTGGGGAGGAGAGGCCAGAGCGGAGTTTGATTCGGGTAGTCGTAGCTCATCAGCCGCGCACCCCGAGACGCTGTTTGATCGCGCTTGAGTTGCGCGATATGAAATTCAACAGCGCGGGTCCGGTCGCATTCGCAGACATGATCGCGCCTGCCATCTCCTCTCGGTCGAGCACGTTGACGTTGGTCACATGGACATCCGGTTGCTTCTGCGCGGGAACGCCACTTCCCGAGTTCGCGATGTGGCGCGGGTTGTCTTCGGTCACGACTTCCTCGCCCTTCTTCAGTATCGCGGCGACCTCGTTGTGCTCAAGACCGGGGAGACCGCCTGCGTGGAATCGCTGCGCGCCTGCAAACATGACCGGGTTGATCGTACGCATGCGGTTGGTGCCGACCGTACGCGTTCCGACAACGCCGCCGGTGTGGCCGCTGCCACCGCCTCCGGCCATCCCCTGAATCACGCTGCTGATGATGCCACCGTAGCCGCCACTCGTGCCGTTGATGGCATTCATTATGGCTTTGAGGATGATCGCCTTGATGATCGCCTGTGCGATCTGCATCAAGAAACTGGCGATGAAATCCAAGAACGAGTCTTTCGCTGCCTTGAAACCTTCAGACAGCTTGCCGGTCTCTGCGTAAGCATCAGAGAACGCCTTGAGCATGTTCGCGCCAGCGTTGGCGATGTCGCTGCCCCACGCTTTGAAGAAGCCTTGTAGGGGCGTCAGCTTCTTCGTCTCGACTTGCACTTGCTGCAATCCGAGAATGATCTTGTCGATCCCCAGGCGCTTGTAGAGTTCGCCGTTAGGATCGAGAGTGTTCAGGAACACCATGAAGTCGGTGATGAGAGCCTGAATCTTCAGGTTGTAGTCGTCCTGCAACTTGTTGACGTTGACTTGCGTGGTCAACTGATCCTGCTGGCCGGTCTCCCGAAGCGTATTTTGAATCTGAATTTTGGCGTCACGCTCGGCGATCAGATCGTTGATCGCCTGCTCTCGCAATTCTATCTGCGCAGTGAGCTTGTCTTCCTCGGCCTTCGTACGCAACGCGGCCTCAAGGATGTCTATTTGCTTGGACGCATCGTTGATCTTCGCGCTGTTATCGACGCCAGCGGCTTCGCTCTGCCGCTGCAACGCCTGGAGGTCGAGTTTCAGCTTCGCGATCTTCTCGGCGATCTTGTCGAGGGTGGCCTGGTAATTCGCTTCGATCTGCGCATCGGTACGAGCCTCGGTCTCGATCTTGGTCTGCGCGATCTCCTCGTTGATGTCGGCCGTCTTCTTGGCGATAGCGTCCTGCGCGGCTTCCTGCGCACGGGCTTGACGCTCCTGCGCTTGTTGCAGGCGCTCGGCAGCCCTCGCGGCTTTCTCCGCAGCTTTATCCTTCTTGGACTGCGCATCCGCGTTCTCTTGCGCCTTGGCTGCTTTAGCAGCAGCGGCAGCCGCTTCAGCATCAGCTTTGGCTTGCGCTTGAGAACTGACGATCTCTTTCTGCAAGAGTTCGCCGTGTATCTGAAGTTCCTCATTGACCGACTGCTGCGAGTTCTTCAACTGACCGAGAAGCTCCTGCCGTTTTTGCAGGAGTTCGTTGTAAGTGGTGCCGGGGCCGATGCCTGCGTTCTTCGCTTCCTCGCTGAACGCCGCTCGGATGCCCGCGTCCAACTTGTCCGCAGTGCTTCCGTTCTTCGCCTTGTCGATGAGGTTATCGACGACTTTGAGTTGCGATGCGGTCTCTTTGACGAAGTTGCGGATGTCTTCGATGTTCTGACGCGCTTCAGCGGAAGTCGCGGCCTTCGCCTTACCTTGACGACGACCGATCCTATCGAGAAGGTTGGCGTACCGCTCCAGGTGCGATCCGCCTGCAATGACCGCTTGCGTTTGACGGTCGATTGCAGCCGCAATCCCGAGAAGAATGGCAGCGAGGCCTACTCCTGCCAGTTTCATGCGCGACAACGCCACAGCCGCGCCCGACACTTTACCGTCAGTCGCCGCCGAAGCAGCGCCTAGCGCGACCATCTGCGCTGCCAGTTTTTGAACGCTGTTAGCCGCATCAAGCGCGAACTGCGTGACCTTGACAGCCACGAGCAGCTTGAGCGCATACGTCACTGTATCGATGTGGTCGGCCAACCATATAGCGGCATCAACAAGAGTGCTGAACGCCTTGCCTATCGCCTGCGCGAACTTTTCTCCGTCGTCACTTTTGAAGAACTCGGAAATACGGTCGAACGCATGCTTCAGTTGTTCTTGCCGAGAACTGTCAAGAAGACCGCGCAGCCAATCGTTGTACGAGTTCTTGGCGCGCGCGATGCTCGCCGAAAGACGATCCGTCACTTGCTCCATCTGCGGTCCGAACTTGGCCGCGTAATCGGACATGAACTTCAGGAACTCATCGAGAGAACCTTTGCCCTTCTTCAGGTGTTGATCGAGGTCGGTAAGCGCGATGTTGTTGGCTTTTGCGAATGCAGCGACAGCACCCGGCAGCCGATCACCCAACTGGCCGCGCAATTCTTCGGCCTGAACTCGCGCCTTGCCCATGACCTGCACGACGGCACGGAATACGCCTTCAGCGTCATCGATGGAGAGGTTTCCGGCAGCAACAGAAGTCGCTACGTCGGTGAACAACTGACGAGTCTGTTTCGCGGACACGCCCACGGCTTTCGCCGCGATCAGCATATTCGCGTACTTAGGCGCAACATCGTCGAACACGATACCGAGGCGTTCGGCTTCTTCTCGCAAGAACTTGTAGTCGCTGGCGGCTGCCTTTGCATCGCCTGCATTGGCCGTCAACAACCCGATCTTCAGCGATTGATTGCGGTTCACAGCATCCACCGCATCGCGAACGACCTGGATCGCCTGGTAGACGCCGACGTATGCAGAGATCAACCCGAGGATTTGACCACGGATGCGTTGATACACCGACAACGATTTCCGGCCGGTGTCGGCGAAATACTGCTGTTGTTTGGCCGCTTTGTTCGTGGCGTTGGCGAGGTCGGTCTTCGACTTCACGCCGCGCTGGTTTTCGACTGTCTCCGCGCGCTGCGCCTCCAACCCGAGAAGGCGTTGCCCCTTCTCCGACTGAATGAGAGCGATCAACCGTTGACGGCGATCATTAGATTCTTGCTGCGCGCGCTGCTCGGCTTGCTGCAACCCAAGCTGTTTGCCGAACACCGCTTCCAGGTCCGCTTGTCGCTGGCGACGGGTCTCCAGGAGTTGTACTGCTTCGCGGACTGCGGTGTTGTTCTTGGCGAGCGACGAGGCTTCCAATTCCTCTTCGACGCGAAGACGACGTTGTGCTTCGGCCGCGATCTCGGCAGCACGCGCCTGGGCGCTTCGTTGTTCGATGTCGGCGCGAAGAACCGCAGCCTCGTTCGACCGGCCCGCAGCCTCACGCACAGCCGCGTTAGCGCGATTCCGGACGTCGGCTTCCTGCTGAACACGACGGATGGCTTCGGCTTGTACTTCATTGGACCGCTGCACTGCTGCGGTGTAGTTGACTACGTTTTCCGTCGCAGTGTTGTAAGCACCACTGGCCTTGGCGATGCCTCCGGTGATGAGATCAAGGCTGGCCGCAACATTCTTGGTATCGACGCCAACTGCTTCCAGCTTGGCCCCGAGTTTGTCCGAAGATGTGGTGAACCGGGTGATGTCCCTCTGCGTCTGGACGATGGCCTTGTCGAGGCCTTGCATCTGAAGGCCGAACGTATCCTTCGTCGATTGCGCGGACATGACGTCCTGACGCTTGCGCAAATCGGTGAGGCGAACAAGCTCCTTAGACAGAAGCTCGATCTGCGCGCGCTCGTCGATGTAACGCTGGACGAGGCCTTTACGAGATTCCAACTCGCGAACCAACGCTGCGGACTTTTGCTGGTCCGCGATCAGTTCCTTCATCGAACGGGATGCAAGAGTGGCCGACTTAGCCTGTTGTTCTTGCGCTTTGACGAGAGCTTCGGTGTCGGCGATGACATCTTTCATCGTCGACTTCGAGAGGTTCTTCGCACGTATGCGCAGATCAGCGTCGACCGTCTTGCTCATCCCAACTTCTCCAGGGTCTTCGTAAATGCCTTAGCTGCTTTCTTGCTCTTGACGCTTGCGTACGCTTGCGCGGTCAGCGCCGCTTCGGTGCGAAGATTGCTGTTGATCCTGTATATCGCGATGTCCACCTCCACGCCTACATACCACAATGGGTACTGACTCGCCTCGGTATGTCCCTCCGACTCAAGGAGGGACACACTCTCGAACACTCCGTCTATCCATCGACCGAAGACGGCGGAGCGGGAAGGGTCTTGGGACGCTTCTTGTTTCCGTTGGTCAGCGTCCCGCCGAGATCGACCAACGCGAGTACGTTTCCCACGAATCTCTTGAACCCTTCCGGACTGTTGAACGTCAGGCGGGCGATCTCGGCAAGAATCTCGAACTGCAACACGAAGCTGTAGCTGTCGCGCACCATCTCCCACGAGTCGGGATCGTCGGCAGCGTTGGCTATGATCTGCGACAAGACGTTAGGCAGGTAATCGCCGATCATCTTGACGATCTTGGGCCAGTCCTGCATCAACCGATCCGCCAACATCTCCGGGTCGCGCGGATCAAGGCCGATCTTGTCGATCTCCTCCATCAGGGACAGCGCGCCCGCAAGGTCTTCGCCCACGGCCAGGAGAATCGAAGTCACGTCCGCAGGAGAGAGGCCGCGCACGGATGCAACGACCTCTCCCTGCCACTCGACGTTCACGGTAGGTACGGCATTGAATTTCTTGAGCATAAGGGTCTCCCGAATTGGTTACACGGCCATGCCCGGACGGCCGTTGGTGTACACGACCTGGGTCGTGGTGTCGCGCTGCAACGCCTGGAACGTGAAGCCGAGTTGCTGCCAGTCGTCGCCCTTCAGTGCGAAGTCGCCATCGGGCGCGAGTTGCACGTACGGGAAGTAGTAATCCATCTGCTGCCCTTTGCCGTTGTACGAACGGTAGAACAGTTCGCCTTCCAGGCGGGCTTCGGAACTGGACACGACGCGGTTGTAGGTGGTCGCCGAGATGTCGAACGTCACCGTCATGTCGTCGCCATCGGCGATGGCGGTCGCGCCTGCGAGCAGGATGAAACCGCCGGTCTCGGCATCGACCTTGAAGTCGGTGTTGAGCACGAGGTTCACATCGGGCGAGCCTTCCTTGACCGCACTGACGTTGGTCACGCCGCGCACGCCGCTCGGGTTGCTCGGCGAAACGCCGAGTTGGTAGCGCGTTCCGAGCTTGACGCCCTCGACCAAGAGGGTCTGCGTGGTCGCGGACGCTTGCGTGACCACGCTCGCCTCGCCCGTGAACCACTTGGCGAGATTGGCAGGCGAGATTTGGTCGGTGACGAAACTGCCGCTCATGTTCTTTTCGAGCAGCACGGAATCGTCCTTGGTACGGATGCCGTGGTCGGTATCGAAGTGGTCGAGCGTATCGCTCTCGACCGACAGGTTGATCTCGGTGGTGTTGCCGAAATAGCCCTGCCCTTCCGCCGGGACACGGGTGCCGGGGGCGAACGGGGCGAAGAACAATTCGCCACTGCCGAGCACGTAGTTCTTGTCGGGGAACATGCGATTTCTCCTAGTCGTTGGGGTTGAGCTTGTAAGGGTCGTTGGGGTCTTCGACGAATTTCAACGCAACTCGCATCCAGAAGAAAGCCTTTGTCGAGACTTGCTCTATCGGCGGGCGTGCGATACCCGGCTCCATCGTCATGCCGGTAATCAGTCCTCCAAGGAGGTAATTGGGGTTCTCCGCATCGGCGGACATCGGGTGCGGCCTTTGCATGATTTTCGCCAGCGCCTTGCGTACGTCCGCCATGAGTTCGTAAGCAGAATCGGTCGGGTTGTCCTTATCGTCCTCCGCCCAACCTTGGATCAAGAGAACCCATTGCTCGTTGCCGAGCGGGTGTTCAAGATCACCACCGACGAGCGAAGGAAAACGGTCGGGATCGATGTTCTCCAGGATCGTCAGCATCGGCAGCGGATCGTTCGACGTGGTGAACATGCGACCACGAAACACCGAATTGCGGAGATCGTGCTTGTATCCATTGGCGACGGTCACTTCCTTTTGAGGAACCG